GATGGGGACAGTGTACCTGAGCTAAGCGTGGAAGTGAAGGTGACTACTGGGCTTAGGTGGCAATAATGCCAAGGGTCCGCAGTTTTGCCAGTAACGCATTCAACTGTGTAATTACGTCAACGGCAGTAGTGGCATCAGCAACAGCAGTGGGTTGCACCACAGGCGTAGCGTTGTAGAAGCCCAGCTTCTGCGTGGTAGCTGTGCCGATCTTGGTGCCAGTGGTGGTGCCAACGGCGATGTTGCCGGCCTCGGCCACCTGGAGCACACCTGCGCTGGTAATACGAAGCCGCTCCGTCGGGGTATTGGCGCCAATAGTTACATTCCCTGTGAAAAACTTGAGATCCATGCCGCGACTACCATTGCCATCAAAATTCCCATTTGATTCAGCGGTTATTTTTGCAAAGATTCCTGTATTACCGCCAGAAGTATCAGCAGTGTAAAAGTTAATCTGACCAAATACAGAGTTGGCGCCAGTAATGTCAGTGTTTGTGTTGGTTAAGGTAACGACACCGCCAGAGCTGCCCGCCGCCTCAATAGTTGAACCTGAGTTAAACGCAGTAGACGTGCCAACTAAGAGCCTGCCGCTGGTGTCGATGCGGGCGCGTTCACTGCCAGCAGTCTCAACCGAAACAGTATCCGCAGCGGGGAATCGAATTGCAGTATTAGTGTTGCCGCCGTGGATAATCTTGTCGGTGATGGTTACGTCGCCATTGACATCCAGAGTTGTGGCAGGGCTTGTATTTCCAATCCCTACAAGCCCTGTATGAGTAATGCGTAGTTTTTCAGTGAGCGTTCCAGCGTTAGCGGTAGCAAATACAAGTCCGTTTGAGACGCCACTTCCAGCGTCGTAACTGTTAATTGCGGCAGATACATCAAAGGTCGTATTTACAAAAGCAATGTTTCTGGAGATGTCTCCAGTAGTTGATTGATCAGCGTTAAGAATTAACTGGTATTCACTGGGTGTGCTACTAAGCGGACCATCTCCGGTCCCTGGGCCTAGGTCAAGCAAACCGCGAGGGCTACTGGTCCCCAGACCTAAAAGGCCAGCGGAGGTTAGGCGCATCCGCTCGGCACCATTAGTCCATAAGGTAATGGGATTGGCACCATTCTGAAAGATGCGCGACAACCCCGCTGTGTCTTGCCCTACAAGCAAAAAATTAGCTGGAGCGCCATTGCCAACAAATTCAGCGTAACTGGAAACACCAGCACCTCTACGCAAGGCAAGCGGATGCGTCGGGGTGCTTGTTCCAACCCCTACATCGCCATCTGCATCAACAAACAACCGCCCCGTGCCACCCGTACTGATGGCTACTTGGTCTGCGCCTGGGCTATAGATACCGGTGTTGGGGTCGCTTTCAAACGCGATACTGGGTGCAGCAGCGGTGCCATCGGGCATCCCGCGCATCAGTTCCTCGATCGTGATGCGTTTGTTCTTGCTGGCTGCCGCTGCTTCGCTGATGTCAACGATTGGCAGAAAGTCACCTGACGCTGGCGTGGTCAGTGCTGTCAGGTCTGAAATCTTACGGTCAGCCATGGCTGGAGCAGTCCTTTATGACCTACTCTACTGTCTCTGTATCGGATGGCGCAATAAAGCTGCCATTGACGTAGCCCCAGCCGATACCAGCGCAATCTTGAAGCTCTACTAGTTCGCAGTCATCAGGTGGCTCCCATGCTGTTTGCTCGTCTAAGACGATGACATTGATGACAAGGCCGTTTTTAACGATTGCGTAATCCATAGTCATCACCAGATGTAAACGATACAAAGGCCAGCACCGCCAGCACCACTGGCAACTGCTGTTTGATTGGAAGCGCCGCCGCCACCGCCTGGTACGGATGCAGCGGTGCCGGTGTTGGATGTACCACCATCACCACCGTTCAGGCTATCGCCGCCAGCATATTGAGTGGCGGAGCCATCTGCGCAACCACCGCCACCACCGCCACCCCAAAAAGCAGTGCCACCGCTACCACTGCCGGCGTCGCCGGAACCGCCGCCGTAATCACCTTTGCTTGGCCCCGTAAAACCGGAATAACTGCCACCTGATAATGTAGAGCTGTGGCCATTACCGCCTGAGCTGCCAGAACCGGCGCTAAGACTGCCGCCGCCGCCACCGGCGACCGTGCTGCTGCCGCCGCCGCCACCGTAGGCGCTCATCAAACTGCCGAAACTACTGGTGCCGCCGACATTGCCATCTGCATTAGTGCCAGATGCAATTGCTGCACCGCCTGCGCCGATCGTAACTGCAGCAGATCCAGGCAGGTCTGACAACTGAAATAGTCTTTGCACACAAGCACCACCGCCGCCTCCGCCAACAAACGCGCCAGCATTGCGTGTGCCACTACCGCCGCCACCCCATATGGTGACCAACGCAATGGTGCCAGCAGTGGGTTTTACCCAAGTGCCGCTGGACGTAAACACTTCCTTGGTTGAGCCGGGCGGGATAGCACCCCAGCTAGCGACAGTGCCGTTGGTGGTTAGGTACTTACCGCTTTGACTGGTCTGTGATGGCAGCGTACCTTCAAAGGCAATAGTGCTAGCACTGATTGTGCCGAGTGTGATCCATGCATTATTTGAAGCATTACGCTTTTTCCATATCGGGTTGGCGCCACTGGTGTCAATCCAATCCTGAAAAGCAACCGTTACTGAAGGTGCAGTGCTGCCACTATTGGCACTGAACAATGCCGCAAGGTTGTTGTTGATGTCAGCGCGTACCGTTGGGAACGTCGCGTTCTGAATCGTCTGGTCAGCTTGTGCCATTAGATTTCCCTCCCGTAACCAACGGCGGTGTAGGTAAAGCTGCGTGTCACGGCTGCACTGGCGCTGTCCTTAAATGCCACTGTAAACCCTGTTCGAGTCACCGAGGTCAGCGTAAAGAAATCGCCGGTGGCCATGTTTGATGGGCTGATGGTCACATCAGGAGCCGCGTAGAAAGCATCGGCGTAGGTCACAGTATAAGTGCTGCTGCCGCTGCTGCTAGCGGTTTCAGTGCGTTGCTGCAGTTCAGCAGTGGCACCAAGTTCGCTGATGACTAGCCCCACCTGCGTGGTGCGTGTGGCACCTTCCACCTTTAGCTGGATGCCGCGACCGCGCACAATGGCATTGGCGTATTCGTTCCAGTCGCCCCAGGTAGGGGAGCTTGCTGGGTTGTCATCAGTGACGCGCACATAGGTGACGGCATTTACCTGGTCAAGATCGCCGCCGTCAAAGTCGCTTGGCTGGTCATCAAATAAACCAGGCACGCTATCGAATAATGTGCCAAAAGATACGGCACCACTTACGACACGACGCTGCACATTTATGTCGTACACCTGCCCTAGATCAAGCGCATCTTCGTAGATGTACTCACCTTCTAGGTCAACGCTTGGGTCGAGGAATAGCCCGTCATAGCCAGCGTCATAACCCAAGTTGGTGTCAGTGCCGTTGAACTTAGGCGACTCATCTTCCTCGGCCCATGTCTTCACCACTAACCGTGGCTGTGGCGTGGGTAGCACCGCCGGGATGCCAACAGGCGTAACGGAACGCACGCCAGATTGATCGCGGAATGCAATGAAGTAGGTGCCTTCTAGTAGCGGTACTTGCTTCTGGGTTTGATTGCCTGCTGCTGCTTGCACGATGGCATTACTGGTTGCCCATTCTGCTGTAGGCAGTTGCCGTGGGTCATGGCGTATTAGCACCTCGCCGCCAATTAACACGTCAAGGTCAGTTGCTATATTCCATTGGATGATGGCGCTGCTTTCATTGATCGGCACCAGGCTGACGCCGGTCACATTCGCTGGTGGTGCGCCAACGCCTGTCACCGCAAACATCATCTCAGTCGGTGCGCTGCTAATCACCTGCGTAGAGCTGATTGCATATACCTCCACCTGGTAGTTGCCAGTCGTTACGTCCTCAATTTCGTACAGCGGGCCATACTTGCGAACCTCTGTCCAGTTGCCAAACTCTTCACGCCACCGGATGCGGTATTCGTTGACGCCGCGAACGCCTTTCCATGTCAATGCCAACTTCGTCGCAACCCGACCGTTGAGCGGGTACAGGATTTCGGTGCCAATCAAATCCTGCGGCGTTGCAGGTGGCTCGTTCAAGTTGGTAATGTCGCGGGCTTCAAGCGGTGCGCCACGTTCTACATAGTCGTATTTGCTGCTGTTGTAACTGACCGCAGTGATCGAGTAGTTGATGCCATCTTGCTCTTGAAGGCCAAGCACTTTCCATTGCGTTGGCTGGATGTCATCAGTTTCGACCATCCATGCAGCGCCGTTTTGAGGTGCCACGCTGAACGATGGTGACACTGTATAGACGCCAGCAGTTAGATCTGTTATGCCCCGTGATTCAACAATGCCGTCATTTAGCACCACGCTAAGGGTGCCGGTTGATGGCAGATCAACTGCATTGTCTACCGTGACAGTAGATGTAGTTGCGGCACTGATGCGCCCAGCACGGCGGGCGCCAGCCTTGACTGGATCGGCAATGTTGATGACTGCACCAGGGCGAACGATGATGCCGTTTTCTAGGCTGGTGGTGAAACTAACTACTTCAGTCTCATAGCGTTCGGAGTAGAGAATCCACTCGCCAACGCGATGCGCTTGTGATCGGCTGGTGGTTGCAAATGCTGTTACCTCTTTGGTTACCACGCCATAGCGAGCGATACCCTCAGGATCTTCGACCACTTCACGGTCGATGTCACTTAGTTCTAAGTTGAGCCAGCCAACAACGACAACAGTTGAGCGGGTCTTCAAGCTGCTGGATTCGTAGGAGAAACCTTCTTCGCTAACATTTGCAAGACTAAATAATGCAACTGGATCTGATGGCTGGTCTTGCATCATGCTCAACGATCCAGCCGCCCAATACGGCATGGCACGGAAAATTGAGCACATGTCGTTGATTAACTTATATGCCTCATCCTGAGATTGAATGTTGACATTACAGCTAAATCGTGGCTCGCTGATTGGGTCATTGAGGCCGGTAGATACCAGTTCCCCACAATATTTACTGGCTTGAAAAAATGCCCACTTGTCCAGTGTGTTGGCTTGTATGTGATCACCCAATCCATAGCGCCTGTCGGTGAGCAGATTCCACAGAATCCAGGCGGGGTCGCTGGTCCATGCAGCAGCACCGAACGTACCATTCCAGATGCCGGCATAGGTCAGCCTGCCGGTTTCCAGGTCAACGGTTGCATTGCTTGGGATAGCAACCTTGATGCCACGGATCTTGTATGCACGTTGCGGGATATTACTGAACTGCTCAGCGTCGATCCGGGTGGCGACGTAGGCAGTGTTTGGATACTTGAGCTTTTTGTAGATCAGCTCGGTGTAGCTTGACCATGAGAAGGCATTCGTTTCCTTGATGCTGGTCGGTTCTGCTGATGTGCGGCTAACACGAATGTCAACAGGAAACGCACCAGCAATATCAACGATGTAGTCTCGTTGATACAAATCAGACGTGCGACCTGAAATTGTGTCAGTGATGACGGTGGTGTAGCTACCAGCGGAATATCGCCGCTCGATAGCCAACGATAGTGACGAACCAACGATGTCGCCATTGTCGAGTAACTTTTGCAGCAATGACACGCTGATGGTTAGGCGTACAGCGTTAACGTTGGTATCCGTAATAGTTTTGACAACTGGCGTTGCAAGCACCACGTCTTGACCAACCGAAACTTCTTCTTCAACGGCATCAAAGCCTGGTACATACGCTTGGCTTTGCGTGCCAAACTTGCTGACAACAGTGACGTTCTTGAAGTTGAAGTCTGCGTCCTGTGGCAGCGTGTTATCAGCCGTAGCATTTAGCAGTCGGGTCTTGTTGAAGTAAATATCTTTCAGTGACGCATTTATGTATTGCGTTGTGCCAGGTGTTAAGCCAAGGCGTGATGGTGTAGCAAACCCTTCAATCTCACCTTCGCTGAGAATCTCAACGATCTTGGCGTAGGCCGTTGAGTCGAGGTTGTCTTTGGCTTCTGTGGATTTACGAAAGGCGCCACCAGCCTTACCCTTGCCGCCACCGCCACCAGCACCGTAGATACTCATGAGCCGGAAACCTGCACGATGTCAGCGCCGGCGCTAACAACAATGCCGCCAACCAGCATTTCGCCATAGACAACAGGCACCGGCACACCAGCACGAGTGGTGTTTTGGATGCCGCTAAAACTGAAGCTCTTCTTGGGGTCGCCTTCGTCTGTATTGGTTGTAGGCGTTGGCGTAAGCAACTGCGCGACGCCGCCGAGGACAAGACTCGTTCCCACGCCAACAATTATTTTTACTGCTGTCGGGCCTAACCATGCCGCTGCGCCAGGGATTGCAAAAGTTGCGACAATCAACGCGATGCCGAGCAAAATCCGCCCAATGGCACCAGCTCCAGCTATCACCGGCACAATCTGGATCTCACGGCCCATTGGGTTGTGGACATCATCCAGCGTTAGGTCTTCGCCAGCGGTGTGGACGCGGTAATACTGCTTTGCCATGTGGCCTTCAAGTTCCGGCCAATTGGTCAGCAGAAAGCGCACCGCCTCAGCAGCAGTGGCGACATCTGCTTCCAGTACGCGATGGCCGACAAACTTAGCGAGGGCTCCGTACAACTTGATCTTACGCAGCATGACGCAACCTCCTTCCCGTACATTTTAGTAGCCAACCACCGTAAAGGTCACGGCTGCTAAGACGACTCTGCATATGATGCAACACCATCTGATCGCCTAGGTAGACGGCGCAGTGGTTCAGGCCAGAGCTGCTGATGCTCATGAACAGCAGGTCGCCCCTTTCCAGTTCTTCATCAGGCAGCAACTCGCGGAAACCTGTCGCCTTCCACCGCTCATCAAAATACGGCTTAGCTTGAAAATCTTCTGGGTTGGTACAGCGTTCCCAGTCGCGTAGCTTGATGCCATTTTCGGCGTACCAGTCACGCGCTAGTGTCCAGCAATCATGGATAGCCCACACCCACTCGCGGCCAATCAATGGGGCCTTGAAGCCACACGGCTTGCATTCGCCCCATGATTCAAGGTTTGGGTTGACGATATACCACGGCAAACGACTGGCTTCACAGGCGGCACGATCTGCAGGTGATGGCTGCGGTGATGTGCTCGGATGGCTGTGGACAATAGCAAGCACCTCGCCTTGGTCTTCAGCGGCCACATAATCTTCGGTTGACAGCACAAACATCTGGTCTGGTGCCGCCGATTGATTGCGACATGGGATGTAATGCTCGCGGCCTTTGATGACCACCAACAGCCCACATGCCTCGCGGGGTTGTTCCGCTTTGGCGTGATCTAATGCTGCATCGCGCCAGGTCATGGTCATCCGCTGAATGTGCCAACGCCGGGGAAGCCACCGAATGGTAGTTCAGCATTCTGCCCAAAGCGTAGGTGGCAGCTATTAAGGCGCTTGCCACATACATCACCAGATGCGCTCAGTACTGGCTGGTCTGCGGCATCAAAGTAGTTGGTGCCGGTGTAGCCGCATTCGGCAGAGCGATACGTCCATGGGCATAGGTTGGCGATGCACTGCCGCTTAGGTGCTCGTACGCCAGCAAGGTCAAAACTAGCTGCCAGTTCAAACTCAACCAAGGTGCGGTTTTCGGCGCTCTTGCGGTCGATGTAAAAAATCTCACGCGGAAACTCGGCGCTAGTGTCTTCGGTTGGATTGATTGGCTCCAGCAGGAAGCTGCCGCCATCTTCAAGCAACAGCGCATCGCTGTCTTCAGTTAGCAGGATGTCGCCGCTGACTGGGAAATTAACAGCATCTAGATACTTGGCCAGCGTACGGATGCGCGTTACCTTCGCGCCTTCCAAGCCAACCGGCAAACTAAGAATGATTGCTGTAACCGTGCCGAAGATATTGCTGACGCGAATCTTGGGGCGTGGCAGTGATCCCTGCCCGCTGTACTCAAATCCATCCGCTTCAATTGGAAACTTCAGGTAGCTATTGCCACGCCAAACTACATCGCCGTTATTGACTAGGTTGACGCCTGGATGGAAACGATAGATTTCGTTGCTGCCGTGGATAGCTGTAACCAGCTCCAGCTCAAACAACTCAATAATGGCGCTTGGGTTAGCTGTCTGAAAATCACCCGACAGGATGGTAACTGCCATCCATGTGACGGTGCCATCTACTGTCTCATTGCCAATAGTTGTTGGCCAAAATGGTTCCACTGCACCAGTAGTACCAGCAACAACGCAGCGGAAGAAGAAACCGCTAGCGGGTTGAATAGTGGCCTGAACAACATCACCGACGTTGTAGGCGTAGCTACCTTGCCATAGTGCAGGTGCGCTCATGGTTCAAACACCTGCATGAAGGTCACATCTACTTTGCTGCGTTCAAAATCAAACAGCTCTCTGGTCCAACTTGGGCATGTCCACTTGTAAGTGTTGGCATCACCCGGCGGGCTCCAGTCAAAGCTGGCGGCATCATCAGCGCGGGCATCGAGGAATGCTTCGATAATGTCGGCGTCGGCGTCGCTAACGCTGAACGAAAGCCGCCATTCCTTTGGATTTTGGTTTAGGCCAAAAATAACACGTTGTTGGTAGCCGTCGCCAAATTGTGTGACGCGAATCTTAGGTTGGCTGCTTTTGGTAGCCGAGTAGGTCGGATCGTAGTCAGGGAAGGTAGCCATTATGTGAGCAATCCTCCAGGGCGTTTCTGTTTGACAAGTTCTTGTTGGATAGCAGCAGCGATCAAGCGACCGAGCTGCTTACCTTCTTGTTCGTCGCCTTCTACCTTACTACCACTGGCGTCTACGTTCACGACCACGTTGACACCGCCGCCGCCGCCCATCTTGTCGTTAGCGACGATGGTGCCACTGCGGCCTGGTACGAACAGCTCCGGGCCACGCTCGCCCACCATGTAGGTTTGGCCGCTGGATACCGGGCCGCCTTTGGCGCGGCCGGGGAGCAGACCCATTCCAAACGATGACGGGTTAAACGATGCAGCAGTGCCGCTAAATGCGCCGCTGAAATTGCCAACCGAGCCAATCCCTGTAGCGCCACCGCCAAACAATCCGAGCAACTGCTTAAAGGCATACATGATGACCATCTGAGCAATAATCTCAGTTGCCATATCAAGAAATGACTTGGCTATGTTCTGAAAGAATGATGCCAATGCTTCTTGCGCAGTTTGCGTGCCAGTTATTATGCCCTGGAATGAAGATGCAAATGCATCACCAATACCTTGCGCACCGCGTTGCGCCATATTGATTGGATCTTGCAGTTCAGTTAGCCTTGCCTTATATTCATCAATTTTCTGTTGTGCGCGATCATTTGGATCAAGGTTTACATCTGTTCTAAATGCACCAGCACCGCCGGGCAGCATCCCACCCATCGACAATCCGGCAAGCTCATAGAAGACTTCCAGTTGCTTTTTAAGTTCTTCAGTTTGCAGCTCTAATGTTTGCAGCCTTCTGATTTCATCATTAACTGCCATCAAGTTTACTTTCTGCTCTGCATCTTTGAGTTCATTTATTTCGCGCACACGGTCTTGATACTCATATTGAATCTGCAACCGCTTGCGTTCAATTTCGGATGTGGTGCCGAGTAGTACGGCTTGACGAGAGAATTGGCGGAACAGGTCATCACCACGCTCAACTGACCGCTGCAGTTCATCCGCCAGCCGCTTGGCTTCGTCTGCAGCCTTGCTGGCCCCGCCACCACCTGCAGCGCGCCCACCACCACCGCCGCCTGCTGTAGCACCACGTAGCGCCGGCACGCCTGGGAGCCTGGGAGCCGATGGTGCCGCAGGCCCACGGGGCGCGCTTGCTTTGAATAATTGTTTTTGTAAATTAGCTTCAAAGTTCTGAGCCTCTTGGTCAAATGGATTAGCAGCTCGAAATGCGCCAAACTTATTGCGCGTTTGAATTGCGGCTTGCTCGTTTGCTTTTAATTGCGCAGAAACCCTTAAGCCGTTATTTACGCGATCCAAGAAAGCATTGATGCCATCAATCAAGAATTTGAATACAGGCGCAAAAAATGTGCCTATATTTCTTGCAAGCTGCTCAAACGAGTCCTGCAAGGTTGATAATTTACCATTCAACGTATCACTCTGCGCAATGGCTCCATTTGCATACTTGCCGCCTGCACTGGTGAGCCTGAGTATTGCAACTTCTACAGCTTCAGACCCGATACGCCCTTTCTCTAGCGCCTTTTGGAACTCTTCGCCTGAGAGCCCATACATCTTGCGCAGCTCGGTCTGCAACGCAACGCCACGCTCTTGAAACTGCAGCAACTCTTCACCTTGCAGTCGCCCCTTGGCTTGCACTTGGCCGTAGGCAGTTACCAGCCCAGACAGCTCAGCGCCAGTGGCGCCGCTTACATCTGCCAGCCTGCGGGTGGTTTCAACGACCTTACCAGCCTCAACGCCAAACGCTTGCAACCGCTTGGCCGAGTCGATCAGCTCAGTGCTGGTAAACGGTGTAACGGCGCCAAGCTGCTGCAACTCTTTGATGATCTGCCCGGCTTTCTGCGCGCTGCCGGTTAATACTTCTAGGCTGCGCGTTTGGCTTTCTAGCTCAGCAGCTTTTACAAATACAAACCTTGCCGCTTGAATCCCAGCAAACGCAATCGCTAGCTTCCCAACTGCTGCTGCAATGCCGCCAAATGCCTTTTCAGTCTGCTGCGCCTGCGTCTGCACCTGCCGCAGCTTGCTAACAGCATTTGAGCTGTCAACGTTAATGGCGACATTAGCAACTACAGACACAGCCCTACCGCCTTTGCTTCATTCTACGCTCTTGCTCTTCGTTTTGCAGGTCAAAATAACAGCTCCATAGGAGCAGCTCTTCCATTGTTACCTCTTGGTTGAGCCGGGCTAGTGAGTAGCCCAGCTCTTTAGCGATACCAAGCTGAAGCAATAGTAGGTTGTCTTTCTTTAGCTCAGCTTTTAACGCTTTTCATGTCTACCTCTACCTCTTCCGGGTTGGTGATGATCGCCAGCATAAGTTGCTGCAGGTCAGCATCTTCTACCTCGTTCTTTAGCTCAGCGATCTCGCCAGCGGCAAACAACCGTTGCCCGGCATCATCCACTGCTTTGGTGACCAGTAGGTTTAGTGCAAAGCCGTTGGGGTCATCACCACCTGGCATCTTTTGCGCCCGCTCACGTTCGGACATCGTAAGCGGCGCTGAGTAAAACTCAAAATCAGTGCCATCGTTTAATTTCACCGTACGCTTGACAGGCGTCAGGTTGGCAGCTTTCTTGAGTCGTGACAGTGCAGACGTGGTTGCCATAAATATCAGTGATTCGCTATCACTTTAAGCATAAAAAAGCCCCCAGCGCAAGCTGGAGGCGCATGTGGTAACCGATCATGCAGAGGTGCTGAAGTCGAATGTAGGAGTACCGCTTGGGCGGAAGGTGATCTCCACCATCTGGGCATCGTCAGGATTGATGTTAAGGCTAGCGGTCAGCAGCACTGCATCCATGGCGATGCTGCGGCTAAGGGCTTCAGTGGTGCCCTTGTCGGTGTACAACTTGAAGCCGCAACCAACCTGCTGACGCTGAAGCACGTCTTCCACCATGCGGTTGGATAGTGCAGCGTCTTCGTTGGTGACGTAAACGCTAGCGGTGCCGCTGCCATCAGCAAAGCCAGGGATGTAAGCGCGGAATGGCGCATACTGTCCAGCAGTTTGGCCGATGGTGGTTACGTCGATTTCAGCGCGGCTGATCTCGAAGCTCCATGACTGCACCTGCCCAACAGCGGCGTAGTCGGCGTAGTACACCTCAAACTCGTTGGGCGCCACAGCAGTGCCGTCATCAGTAATGGCGAGGATAGTGCCGCCAGCAGCAGTGGAAACCGTCAACGCGCCAGTAGCAGCGGTGTAGGTCAGGACGTAGTAGGTGGTTGCAGCCGAGATAGGCGCAGGCAAGGTGCCGGTGCCTGCAGCGCCAGTTTGGCTGTCAATTACGCGAAACTTAACCGGATCGCCTGGCTTCAGGTTGAGGTACTGCTGGATGGTGATGACATCAGTGCTTGCATTAACACCAGTCTCCGGAAATGTGCCAGTGGTTCCAGCAGGTTTGTAGTAAAGGGCGCCGGACGTACCGGACAGGACAGTGACGGCCATTGTGTGAACGGTAGTTGGCTAGTGACAGTGTAACTAGTCTAGGTACGCTTCAAACGTTGCCGTAAGTTGCGTTTGGTAATACGGCTGCGGTGCTGCTGGTGTTACCTGCGCAGGGCCTGAAGCCGCGTCAAAGATAATGCTGCTGAACTTGGCGCGGTCAAATAGGTCTTTCACGCGCTCTGCAATGGTGAAGTTAGCCGCAGCGCCAGCGCCGATAGGGGTGAAGATATTTACCACCAGCGTGCCATTCTGACGGTTAAAGCTGGTGAGCGTAGCGTAGTTGTTGTCGCCAAACCGGATGAACGCCTGCAGCCATGGCGTGTTGTTAGGTGGCGTAAACGGTACGTTCTGATAGCTGACCGGATACACCGGAGCAATTGCCATCTGCGTTGCAATGCGGCCTTCAATAGCAGCGCGGACATCGTTGTAGGTGCTGCTCATGATTCCCTGCCGATGCGTGCTGCTGCAATTCTGACGCGGCCTTGCACGTCCTTAGCGGCGCCTTGCACCCAGCCGCCAGGCGCTTGCTTGCTAGTGCCCCTAGCTAGCGGCTCTGCATACGGCAGGTTGTTGTGAACTGAGTAGACGTTGCCGATGCGCTCTTGCTGGTAGTTCATCTTGCGCAGCGGAAACATCGGTCCGGCAGGTGGGCTGGTCTTGTCGCGGCCAAGATTACTTGGTGATTGCTGCGGGCCTGCATCGTACGACCCCGCTGCATTCTCACCAACCTGCCAGCTAGCGCGAAACCTACCCGTATCAACTGGGCTGGCTTGCTTGAGCAGGCTGTCAGTTTCCAGCACCGCCGCACGCAGCAGCTTCTCCATCTGCTGGTTGCAGTAGTCGCCAATATCACCAACGCGGATAGTGCGTGCCATTAGTCCCTCAGGATTAGCTCGTAGGTAATCGCGGTGTTGTCCTGCTCGATGGTGCGCACCTCAATCACTTGCAAACTACGGCCTGCGATGATGACGCGGTCAGCCATCGTAGGCACTACTGCGGTATCGGCTGCTGCAATCAGCAGCCGCTTGTCGCCAGCCTGGATCAGGTCATTCACCTCACGGAGGTTCACGTCCTGCAACACGCCGCGCACTGCGGTGTCGCTGATAGTTTCGCTAACGGTGCCGGTAGTTGGGTTGTAGACGCCAGGTGTCACGCGGCGTAGTGTTGCAACACCACCAAACTTTGCCATCAACTTGCTGGCAACCTTGCGTAGCGGTACAGCTAATGCCATCAGATTTTATATGCTACGCAATGACCGTTTTGTAGTTTTATGCTTGTGAATACGCCATAAATTGTCGTTGCAGAGCTAAATGTTTGACCAGAAATAGTATTGCCGTCATAGTTTTGGGCAGTAATTGCATCAACCTGCGTATTGCTTGTAAAGTGAATAGCGCCCCATCGTCCAGTGCGTGTTGCTGTATCGCTGATGTAAGTAGCGCCAACTGAGTAATCAATAGCCAGGTGGTTAATGTCACTCATGATCAAAGCCTATATGCAACAACAGTGCCACTGGTCAGAGTGATGCTGGTAAAGACGCCTTCAATTTCAGTGCTTGCCTTAAATGGAATCGCGCTCAATGTGTTGCCGGTCCAGTCCATAGCTGTCAGGCTAGCAATCACCGAATCCTCAAGCGCCACAATCTTGCCAAAGCGCCCGGCATGTGCTGCCGTGTCATCAATAAACTCAGCACTGGGATACGGGTAACCCATGATCAGCTCCGGCGAATCGAAAAGTTGCCTGGTCCACTAATTCTAAGCCCCGTCAAATACCGCTCCATAATTGGCGGCACTTTGTCAGCGCCCACCGCTCCATAGCCTAAATTCGGCGTCACGTCAATGCTGCCAATTTTGACGTTCTTATAATCTTCCAAGCCGCTTAAGCCAATGCCATCTGGGTTGTTATTCAGGTAGACCGCCAATACAACCTGCGCCCTTTTGATCTGATCCGGGATTTCAGTGTCGGTAAAATAATCCGTAGAGATCCGAAACGGGAAGCCGACTGTGTAGGTGTTGATATAGGTGTCTGGCTTGCGCACACCAGTACGCGGCCATTGCAGCGCCTGCGTATCAGTAGCACGGGCTCCTAAATATCGCTCACGATCTAACCGTTGTGTTGCGGTATAAAGGGCACGATTTTTTTGATCAGTGGTAGCTGATGCCCATGCGGTTACATCAGCATCCTCTACAAGACCATCAATGATCGTCTGGGCGTCCGCCAGAGTCAGATAAGAGTTGGCGCTTGCCGACCCGACGGTTGCGACGATTACTACTGCCATCGTTGGGTGGCTCCTTTGGTTCTAGTGTAGGCGCAGGCTCTGCAATAGAAAGAGAGGCTGCTTCCGTAGAAGCAACCTCACGATCACGCAGTCGCCGGAAAGCGAACAGCCCCATCAGGCGTTAGCGCCCTTGATTACAGCAAAGCTAAGCACAATGGCTTGGCTAAGCGAACCGCCAGACACGTTACGCACCGTGATCGCAAAGGATCCCGCTGCAATAGCGTTGGCTTCGGTGGTATAGGCACCGGCAGTGCCCGCCGATGAGTGGTTAACGATCACAACGTCATTAGCAGCAACAGTGCTGTTGGTGACGGTGAAGCTAACGTTGGTGGCATCAGCGAGTGATGCGTTGTGCATGGTGATCGCCCCACAAACTTTGTTGAGGGTGACACCAGTGGACTTGCTGGTGGCTTGGGTAACCGCACCACCAGTGCCGCTGACGTAGCCAATGGCACTGCCAGCAGTTACTTCAAAGAGGGAAGCCATAATTAGTTACCTCAATCAAAGTTGGAAGTGTTGGTCGAACGTACACAACCAATGTTCTTGGTTTCATACACCTTCGACCAGTTGCCGATGGTCTCCAGTTGAGCACGGGTCGGGTTGACAGTGCTCACGCCCCACTTGGCACCAACGGGGTGGTAGCAGTAGTGGAGGTCGATCGACATGGCATCGCTCTTGGCGAGGATGTCACGGTCAGTTTCCGTCTGAAGAGCCAGCTGCTCACCGCTGGCGACAGCGCCGTTGGTGAAGAAGTAAGTGGCATATTCAGTGGAACTGCCACTGCCTGCGGTCTGCACATCGTCAGAGACGATGACACGCAAGCCCATGTACGTTGGCACGCTGGCGTCACCGCCGTAAGCGCCAACAAGGGAGCCACCGGATTGAGTGGTGGTAGTGCCACGAGCTTCAAGAGTGGACACGTAGTCGATCGCCTTGCGCTCAACGAGGTCGTAATAGACCTTGCTGTGCATACAAATGGCGGTCAGCTTGTCACCTTGATCGCCCAGCAGGCTGCGGGCTTCAGCAACGTGCCGAGGGGACAGCACGGTTGGGGTGTCAGCGGTCAGACCATCAATCGTCAGATCGACGAAGGATGCGCTGTCGTTGCTGCCCAGGCTGCCAAACACACCAGCCAAGCAGGACAGGAGGTCCTTCTGGCGCTGGTTAGCAATGTAGTCAGCAATCTTGGCGCCGATAGCAGCCATGGGGTCGGAACCTGCGGCAAGTGCAGCGAGGTCACGGCTTTCGAAGGCACGCCCACGGTGCAGGATCACGCCAACTTGCTTGTCAGCAGTGATTTTGCCGGGGGTGAGCGAGGTGCTGTCAGACAGCACTTCAAAGTCACCAGTCAGGTTGGCTTTGAAAAAAGGCACATTCACGAAGTCCCCACCTTCCGTCGCGTTCAGCTCAGCCATCGGCTGCACCACACCGGAAGCCAGGAAGGCATCGCGCTGGGTGGTAGCTTCTAAAACGTAGGGGGTGAAAATCTCCGGAATGATAATATCAGAGCGAAGAGTCGCCATGAAGAATCACCAGGGTTGAGTTGGAAGGATGGGCACAGCCCTACATCACCAGCACAGCCGGTTTGTAACAGCTTAGCGGTTAGCTTGAGCCTTCATCCGATCATACAGATCACGATCTGTTCGATACAGTCGTGCCTGTTCAGTCAGATTGAAGCTGTCGCGGTTAAACGGATTGACCATCCCAGCAGGGACGGCACCGCCAACATTGCCGCCCGATGGCGCACCACTGCCCTGCGGCTTGGGTTGCTTCTGCATCCATGCTGGCAAAGTCTTTGCCCACTCGGCAACAGGCACACGTTTGTACCCATCAACCACAACCACGCTGCCGTCAGCCTCGCGTTCGATAGCTTCAGGCTTCAGCTTAGTCTTGAGCACCATGTCTGGGTCATGGACAATTTCAGCTAGTGCCGTGACAGCAGGCGTTACCAGCTCCAGTTCTCGCACGCGGGCTTCAAGCTGGCTGATGCGCTGGTCCTTTTCTGCCGTCGCCTCACGGAACTGCTGCTCCAGAGCTTGTCTTGCTTCTGAATACTTGCCTTGTGATTCAAGTTGCTGTTGCTCGTAGTTGCGTTTGAATTCCAGCAGCTCGTCAACATTGACTCCATCAGGCACAGCCTTTGCTTGGGCGATGGCTTTTTTGTACTCGTCCAACAACTCTGAGTTCTTGCGCCGCATGGCGTCAAGTTCAGCTTGCATGTTGGCTACTTCGGCATTTTGCTCCACAGGAGCTTGTGCTTCATCAGACATGGACTAGCCACAGGCTTAGTTACGCTGCGATCGTACAGCTTCTGACACAAAAGTGTCAAAACGAGAATTCAATACGCCAATCCGGGAACCCTGGAACCCGTTGATCAAACAGATGCTTGATGCTATCGATCGGCATGAGGACCTGTTGCGACGGACGGGTTGTGGATGGCACGCTGCCAAAGCCCAAGACTTGCGCCGTTACGTCGCAGAACTTAAAGATTGGATCCACTGCGAGGAGGCTACCACTTTGTCTTGTCAGCCCAATACGCAGGAGACATCTTGCCTTTAGCAATGTTGGCAGCATGACGTGCCTTAAAACTGGCACGCCTTGCTGTCGCTGCTTTTGATTCACCTTGTCGCGGCGGGCTACCACTAACGCCCTGCTGCCCAAACCGTATCAACTTGACCGTCTCGCCGTCTTTTGCAAGTACGGCATGGGACTTGGTTGGGTGGCTTGGCGTGCGCTTCGGCTTGTTATAGCCGTCAAATTGCTCGCCGCGATAGGTGATCATCGACGGGGTGCTGCCTTCAGCTCCGAACGTTTTTTGATGACTGCGTTGCCAGTTGATTCAGATTTGATCCGAACGATTGGATCGTCCTGACTGCCAACACGAGTAACACTGCCACCACTGCGTGTAGCAATAGTGGCGCGTTCGCCGCCAATGCTGGTAATTACGCCAAAGGTGCGGGTGCCTTGGTACATCCAACTCACCCTGTCACCGCGCTTCACTTTTTCTTGCCTCCCTTTTTCTTGGTGCCCTTAGCCATCATGGGTTTGGCTTTGCCGCCACCCTTAGCTTTCATGTCGCCGTAATGCCCAGGCATTGACTTAAAGCAATGACCCTTTCATGCTACTTGGCTTTCGGCTTGCGCTTCCGGCTTTTTCCTGCTTTTGCTAGGGCGATTGCTACCGCTTGCTTTTGCGGCTTGCCTGCCTTGAT